TAGATTCCCCGTCCATACAATGCCATAGACAATTGACAATTGTGGAAAACCACCACCCGACCATGTTATTCCATTTGGCGAGGTTGCAAAATTGATATATGTAGTGGTAGCACCACCTACAATCCATTTATTCTGAATAGTAGACCCATATGTATAGGAAACTTGTGTAGATAAAGTTGTAGGTACAAGTGGTAATGTATATGGTGTATTGTCTAATTCTGCATAAAGACCGCCTATTCTAACATTCGTAAACACATCAATCGAATCCTTTTTAATGGTCTGACCATACACGGGCTGATTAACATAATAGTTATTGACCGAAATACTGTCCGTGATCATGGAGGAGGTATAGGTATTGGTTGTAATGATAGTACTTGTAGAAAAGGTAGAGTCAACATATGATGTTGGAAAGATCAGAGTAGATGCATAAATAAGTGGTATAGTTGCCGTTGTACCATACATGGTAGAGAACTGAATACTGCTGGTTATTATCGATGGTGCAATCATATTTGTGACGGTTGTGCTAGGTCCCGTTAAGACGCTAAAGAATTGATTCCTACCATACAGTGTAGAGGCGGTAAGTGTCGATATCACAATGGAGCTTCCTATCATGCTGGAGACGGATTGACTATCATATACATTGAGCGCGGGTGTAAAAAAAGTAGAAGTGATAACGGTACTTCCAATCTGTATTGAAAATCCACCCGTGAGTTGATAAATGGAAGATGCAACAAGATTGGAGGTGGAAAGAGAGCCAAGAACCATTGTAGAAAAGACAACGCTATCCGTAACAATGGAGGATGCTGTTAATGTAGACGTTACCAGTACATCGCCTAATGTTTCGAAAAAACTATCATTACCCACAATAATCGTTGATGCCTGTAACGTAATCGATGAGATAATAGCGGTGGAAATAAGGCCCACAAATACACTGGAGATGGAGAGTAAGACGGTGCTTAATGAACTTAGTGTCATATTTGTTCCAATAAGAGTAGAGAATGTCCCGTTAATTGTACTTAATTGATATACATTCGCAGAGGATACGATCAGCGATGGCGCAATTATGGTGGAGAAGGTGCCTTGATTGACACCAAGTGTCATACTGGTAACCTGTTGGGATGAAACAGTGCCACCACTCATGGTAATAAAGGTAATCGTGGGAGTAAAAAGATTATTGACAATGGTACTATGATAGTTCAGTTGACTCGACGTAAAAGTGGAGTAATAAATGGTACAAATAAACAATTGATTCGTTGATATGGTATTTGCAAAGATACTCGATACACTTACACTGGATACATTGACGGTTGTGGTGGAGATCAGTAATCCATGAGTAGAAGTAACCAATACCATATTTGTTGTTGAGGCAGAGTCATATTGCCCTAAGAGGTAGGTATTGTATTCAGATTCATCAAGATAGGTTCGAAGAACAACAGAACCGCCATTAATGGGAACAATACCCGTTGAGCTCATCTATCAAACATAACAGAATGAAAATATGAGAATTCACAGCCGCGCAAATTGCTCCCATCTTAAATATCCGGAACAACTAACAGGATGCCAGCAGGTGGTGGATTATTACAACTCGTCGCCACAGGAAAACAGGATTTGTTTCTAACGGGAAACCCTCAAATCAGTTTTTTTAAAATGGTGTATCGCCGTCATACTAATTTTGCTACGGAGTGCCAGCCGATGTATTTTGATGGTACGCCGAATTTCGGCCAGCGCATCACATGTTTGATCCCCCGCCGCGGTGATTTGCTGGGTCGAGTGTATTTGGATGTGACGCTACCGCGACTTGTAGATACTTCGGGTAATCCGATTTCCTATACGAATGCAATCGGACATGCCCTTATTCAGGAGATTACCTTTGAAGTAGGAGAGCAGGAAATTGATCGCCAGACGGGCGAATGGATGGAGGTGTGGACGCAGCTTACGACACCCGCAGGACAACGGACAGCACTCAATGAAATGATAGGTAGTGTAGCAAACCCCTATCCCGCAGGAGTACAGATCTGGCCGGCGACGAACACAGAGGGTCTACGACTCCTGATTCCACTTCAGTTCTATTTTTGTAGTAATCCGGGCCTTTATTTGCCACTTCTTGCCTTACAGTATAGCCCGATTCGAATTAATATTACGCTCCGCCCTCTACAACAGCTCTTTTGGCTTCAACTCTCACAGCGTCAGCCTGGTGTACCTCCGTCGTGTTCAACGCAAGTGAATTGTACCTCGCAGATTGTGAATATGATGTTGTGGGGCGACTATGTCTATTTGGATGTGGAGGAGCGCCGCCGATTTGTCAGCAATTCACATGAATACATCATCGAACAGGTACAATATACTCCGCCCTACTCTCTTACCGCGGCGCAAACAACAGCCACCATTTCAATCGAATTTAATCATCCGATTAAAGAATTCATATTTGTTGTACAACGCGATGTCATGATGAATTACAACGAGTGGTTTAATTATAGCAGTTTGCCCTATACCGAATCCTATGTGGCACCATTTAGCACGCAGTATGTAAATAGTAATGCACCGGCCGGTCGTTTGGATCTGATTAGCACGGCTAAGTTACAGTTGGATGGATATGATCGATTTGCCTATCGATCGCCGCAGTATTTTCGACTTCAGCAGCCTTATGAGCATCATACGACGACTCCGGTTGATTCCTTTATTTATAACTATTCCTTTGCTCTTCGCCCTGAGGATTCTCAGCCTACGGGAACAATGAATGCCAGTCGAATTGATAGCATTGTCTGGCAGATTCAAATGAATCCCGTGCTTAGCAATCCAGATACGACTGTGCTTCCTGCCAGTAAACAGCGGGGTAACTGTCATATTGTGGTGTATGCGCATAATTATAATGTGTTTCGCGTGATTAATGGATTTGGCGGTCTCTTATTCACGATTTAAATGAATTGGTGTAAAAGAATTGGTGTAAAAGATGATGCAAAAAAGTCACAATAGACAGTAATGAGCGTACCACGTACAATAAATCCTGTGGATCAGCAACAGTCGCAACAACAGCAATATGGTTATGCGCCGCAATCTCCATCCCAACAGCAACAACAGTATCAGCAGCAACAGTATCAGCAGCAACAGTATCAGCAGCAACAGCAACAGCCACCGCCACCCTCATATAATGCACCACCTTCTGCTACGCAACCCCCTTCTGCTACACCACCTTCTGCTACGCAACCTTCTGCTACACAAAAACCTTCTGCTACACCACCTTCTGCTACACCACCTTCTGCTACGCCACCTTCTGCTACACCAACACCGTCAGACGAATCAGCAGGTGAATCGCCAGACGAAAAAGCAACGAATCAGGAAGCCCGTGTCCCACAGAATGAGTCCGATTTACAGGCATGGCTCAAAGGATTCACGGGACCTTCTGATAGTAGTGAATCGGGTGGAAGTGGTGCATATTTATCATATGATTGGTTTATTGCATTAACCGTGCTAGGAGGATGGGTTGGACTGGATCATTTATATTTGCGTTCACCATGGTCTTTTCTTGCAAAATTACTCATCAACACCTTATTTTTTGGTCTCTGGTATTTCTATGACATTCTTCAAGCATTTTCCAACAAGGATGTCATTAAAGTGTATGGTATCGGTCTACCAGGATTCCCTGCGAAGCGTGTGGCAATGGGTGTCTTGGCAATGGATGCACCAGGCAAGAAACATGCAAATTTTTTCATTTATGCACTCTGCTTATTGATGGGCGGCCTATTTGGCCTTGATTCCTTTTTGGTAGGAGATCGTGATACTGGAATCATCCGTTTACTCTGTCTTGTTAGCGTCATTGGTATGCCGATCGCATTTTGCTGGTGGATTTATAAGTTATTTCAGTTTTTTACGGATACACCATCGGTTGTCAATCAGTATGCATCTTATTTTGGATCAGGGGGTGGCGGCTGGAGTGTATTTGGTTCGTTGCTGGACCCTCGAACCATTATTGGAACAATCGTTCAACCTTTTGGAATGGCCGCCAAGACGGCGATGACGGCATGGAAGGAAACGGCAACAGCTGCAAAAGAAAGCATTGCAATGGGTAAAACAATTGTGGGTGCAGTGGGGACTGCAGCGGAATTGTTATCAAAAACAGGGCCACCCTCTTCTACACTCAAACCAGATGTCCTTACACAGGTGGTAGCGGCGCTTAAACAGCCTGCGACCCAAGGTGAGACTACTCAAGGCGGTGGCGCAGCCAGCAACTTAAATGCGCTGCCCTATACTCTATTAGGAACCATTGTCCTCATTGCCCTGTCTGGCTTTGTCGCAACCTATTATCGATCCAAGAAACATGTCACACCACAAGATGACCGCCCTCCCGAGCCAGGAGTTTTTCGAAAGCCTGATTCAAAAGAACGTGCCGCATGATCCAATCGTGGTCATCAAGTTTACAGCCACCTGGTGCGGCCCATGTAAGCGTATTGATACTAACCTTCTAGTTAGCCTAAGTGATAAAATAAAATGGTATGAATGTGATCTGGATGAGAATGATTATACACCTGGGTATTGTGGTGTAAAATCCATTCCAGCCTTTCTCGCCATTGTCAATGGTGTCCCCCAGCCCATTTTCCAATCATCTGATACGATGAAGGTCGCGGAGTGGATTAAGGGTGGATTTAAACAGTAAAACAGCTTTAATTTATATGGTTTGTTTCCAATAAGCAAATCATAGGAATCTTAAAAGAAATAACACAGCTCATTTTTCTCCTTATCATAGACGCATTTCTCAGCGGTATACATCGATCGCATAAACGGAACATTCGCGCGATGAGTATTCTTTTGCAGTTCGGAAAGGAAGAAGGATAAAAAAGGCGCACTCCGTTTTTGCCGCTCAGGATGTCCTTGAACTCCATAAATGGGGTAATATTTTCCCTCGATGGCCGCCACATATTCGCGCCCCTGATGATCCAGCGATGTTGCCAAAATGCGATAGAATCGGCGCAAATGAGCGTTCGCCAGGAAATCGGTCGGTGAAATGCCATAATCGTGATATTGCAGAGTAGAAGGAGAGTTCTCCAAATAGGCCCGATAGTGTTTAGAAAACCCCTGCATCATACGAGATCGTTTTCCATCTGTAGTAATATGAATCGGGAATCGGCCATCGGCCTCATAGCGTTTTAAGATCGTATTACCACTTACCAACATGGTCAGGAGTTGAAATCCGAAGCAGGTTCCCCAAATAGGGAAATATTCACCAGGTCGCAGGGACAATTCAAAAAAGCGCGTCACGGTCTTGATAAGGGTTTTATTCATGACATCAAACCCTTTGTCTGTCCCTGGTATAAAAAGACCGTTTATCATGTGAAAATAGGTTTCGTGATTTACAGTATCATATGGAACGGGAATGACCTTCACTCCCTGATTTTCAAACCAATCGACATAGGATTTCATGATATGCCCATGCTCCGTTTTACGCGTTCTGCGCGAATGAGGGAGGGTAAGAATGCCGACGCATAGCGAATCCTCCACCTTAGGAATACTCTTGATGGTATGACGAAGTACCGTACACATTCCACTACTACGTTGTTAGTTTGCAAATAAGAGACGACCACGACCTTCTTTCACCTCATAGACATCCCATCCTTCGGTAAAGACGCGAAATTCAGATTTGCGTTGGGCCAGCGTGGGATTGGAGGTAATATTCGCCAATTCCAAATAGAGTGTGGGGCGATCCGCGGTCGTAAAATTCACGGTTCCTTCGGGCTGACGCGGAGCAGGATAAATGGTACCATATTGTGCACCGAGCGACCATTTCATTTCTCCGATTTGTTTGCCGCTCGCTTTCTCATCCTTTGAAAACTGACAGATTGACCTCCATAAAAAAGGCTCATGGAGCAGTTCACGATCTTTTCCCGCAATCACCAGTTTCATCCGATAATAATGCTCACCATAGGGAATCGTATAGGGCTGAGTAGCAGATGGCGGATGAGACTCGAAATAGTCATTATAAAAGTCATCCAGGCGATTGTTATCGAGCGAATTGTAATTTCGGAAAAACCAGAAGATTTTCTCAGTAGGATGCCGTCCATCAAGACGCCGCGTACATGCCGCAGTTCCACCCTTATCCAAAGGAATATAATCCAGTTCCCCAAAGGTAAAGTTGTTTTCAAATTGGCGGCGAAAGGGAATTTGAATCGGCTTGGAGCGGAGTTCCTCTTGGACTTTAGGGGGGACATAGTGTTGAATGGTGGAAAGGAGAATGGTGGGTTGTCCGATCTGATTCAAAGGTTTGGGGGAAAAGGTATAGGTGGTTGCATCAGGAAATGTATACTGAAATTGAGGAACGAGCCACGGAGCAGGCTTTCGCACAGTTGGGTCGCTGCATACCACAAGATCTTCCAAGGGACGAAGAATACCCTTGATGCGGAATTTCTGCCAGGCCATGGCAACGAGTGGAAATCCACCATCTCCAGGGCACTGCATGCCTGGAAGGGGTAACACGATGCGAAGGTGTCCTGGGGTAGCACGAAGCTGAATGCCGCGAGGTGTAATCGCATCCGTAATAGGATCCCTTGTTTCTAGGATACCCGCATTGACTTGTTGTAGCAAGCTACTGTTCCAGGATCCTTCCGCGACTTGTTTCGCATAGAGGCCATCTCCGCTCCATTCCTGAATCAAGAATTGGTCCTGAAAGAACTGAAGGCGTTCAAAGAGAAAGTATCCCACGCCATTCACATATCCGTAGGATGCACCGTTCGCAGAATTTGTAATGGGATAAAGCCCGTTAATAATACTGGGTTGACAGGGTTGTCCGCCTGGTATACGAGGCAAAGAGGGGAGCCAGGTGGGGAGATCAATTTCCAGGGCGCACTCAGACATGACATCGCCATAGGGATCAATTTCGACTTCAAAGGATGAACCGAAGTTGGTCGTCGTAATAGGGACTTCGGTTCGTCGCTCCGCAATGTGATGCACGGATGACTGATAGCGTGCATCATAGGGAAAGGTACTTGTAGGGGCATCTTTTACGAAATAGGTGTCTTTTACACCGCGTGCCACAAGCTCAAAGAGCGCACCTTGTCCGCTTGATTGATTAATGGTGGCCATCCTATTGAGAGAAAGGAGGATCGTTTAGACTCTTAGAAAAAATAATAAGGACAGGGTTGGCCTCCGCAATCAAACCATCCATAGAAGGGCCAGCCCCAACCGCCCCATCCGCCCCATCCGCCCCATCCGCCGCCATAACCTCCTCCATAGTAACCGCGACCACCATGGCCGCGTCCACCGTGACCGTATCCTCCTCTACCATAACCACCTCCACGACCTCCTCCATAACCACCTCCACGACCGCCTCCATGACCACCACCACCTCCGCCTCCACCTCCGCCTCCACCGCCTCCGCCTCCACGAAAGGATTCATATGATTGATTGCGAATAAACCATATCAACATCACAATTACGATCAACAAATAAAACACAGCGTTCATCTCTATTTACATGCAAGCAAATTAGGCAATGACATGACGGATAAGTGAGCTAAGAACGCCCGACAACAGGGAAATGCCAAGTGCAGAAGGGAGATCAAAACGATCAATCAAGATAATAAATACAGCCAGACCCGACACAAGGGCAATTAACAGCGCACCCACCGCTTCGCTCATCTTCATGTCAAGGTTACGAACATCTGTGTTCTTCAATTTGCTAATAATGACATGTGTAATGGAGGCCGTAATAAGAGAAGCTACTATCATCACCATCGTGACGCCGGACCAGTTCAGGTGATACGTAAAGGCAGCCACATAAACTGCCGCAACATTGAGCGCGGACATGACTCCCGTTTCAAGCAGAACTTCAGTAGAATCTCTCATGGTTCTATCTATGATGCGTATTTTAGAATCAGAAAAATTTGATAGATCATGATTCCAATCCACAAATCACATGACACATCTAGTAATTGTTGAATCTCCTGCCAAGTGTCAAAAAATCCAGGGATTTCTGGGAGTAGGATGGCGCGTCATTGCGACCATGGGACACATTCGCGCCCTTCAGCCTGAGCTATCCGCAGTAGGACTGGACCGTGATTTCGAGGCCAAATA